CCCCAACTTTGCACGAAGCGTATCCAACGCCTTTTCTGCAGTCGCCTTGCGCTTCTCAAGGTCTTTGATCTCCGCTTCCATCTCAGCCTTCTGAGCCGCCGCATCCGCCTGGGCTTTTGCAACGCTTGCCTCTGCCTCTTGGATGGCCTGCGTTGCTTTGCTCTGCGCCTCAGAAATAGCCGCCTGGATGCGGCTCAGAGAAGCATCACGATCTGCTTCAATCTGCTTTGCCTGCGCAGCAAAATTAGCGCGGGTCTTGTCCATCTCTTCCCTCAAAGCCTGCTTCTCTTTGACCACGGCTTCAAGTTCTTGATTGACTTTTTCCAGGCGCTTGTCCGCTTCTTCAAAAGCCGAGGCGATACTTTTCTCAGCAGCCTCAAACTCTTGGCGCTTCTTCACCAAAGCACGGTCGAGATCTGCTTCCTTCTCAACCATGTTGATGACCGCAGGGATGGCGGCAATTACCGGACCCCAAACGTCTTGGAACTTTCGCAGTTCACCGATGCTAATGCTCATAGCTTACCTTCCAGGCATACCGGCTTGAATCAGCGTCATGGTTGCAGTACCCGACGTATACGCGGTGATTGTCAGGCGCACTGCCCCGACAGGATACGCATAGTTTCCGTCAGACGATGCCGTCTTGGCGCTCAAGCCCGTGTTGGGGAACCATGTTGCTGTCGCGGCAGAAAAGCTACTGTCAAACGGATCGCTGAAAGTATGCTCCACCGTGTAGGTCAGCGTAGCGCCAGCAGACAGAACTACGCCTACACCCACATTGAACGGCTGCTTATAGTGATCCAACGGGACCACCGCAGATGACCCAAGGGCACCTACGCTTACAACTACTGGGCGCATGCCGACTCCTTAATGGGGGCCGAAGCCCCCGTCATCAGTTCTGGAACGTGGTCGGAGCCTGCGAACCGTCGTCAGCACGCTGGATGTACTCAACCGTCACCACCACCGCACCAGCGGTCGGGTTACCACCAGCAGCAGTGAACGTCCCAGTCACCGCCACATCAGTCGTGCCAACATTGTTGGTGGCCGAGGAAACCAGCGCCGCGTCCAGCGTAGCCCGAGCGGTTTGAGCCGTGGTCAAGCCAATGTCAATCGTAGTCTGAAAAGCGTTGGCCGAGCCCGCGCGCCCGAACGTGGTGTTCACAGCAGACACCGAGCCACCGGAGATGGCAGTGGTCTTCTCAACCGTGAAACGAAGAATCTTGGAACCAGCAGGCAACGTGAACAAATTCTGCGCTGCGGGCGAACCCAGCATCACAGAGAACGGCACGTTAGCCGATTGCGTCAGAACAGGCAGGCCGGTGTTCGCAGCAGCGCCGTAACGCTGAGTACCAAAACGAACCGGCCCGGACAGAGTAGACCAACCCATGATATTTCCTCAAATCTGCGCCCGTCGTCTCTGAGGAGAAGTCTGCCGAGTCAGTCGGCGGGCTGTGGTAAAGCTCGGTTTACAAGAGGGTAGCACAGCAAGATGGGGTAGTCAAGCGTATTTAAACGCCCATCCCTTAAATGGTCCTTTGGCAAGCGCTTGCCCAGACTTGAGCGCACGATTAATTGTTGGGGCCTTCAGGCCCGTGGCCTCTCGCAACGCCTGAATGCTGGCATGTCGCTGCACTTCGCCAGATGGAAGTGTCACTTCTACGGCCTTACGAATCTTCTCCTTGAACGAGTCAGGGCGTTCTTTGCCATACCAAAAATTGCCTGCACCGCTGAGCGTTTTGCTGATGCGCAGACGTTGATCAAGCGATATCTCTCGACCTTTAAGGGCTGCAGATCGCTTGGCGCGTGTTTCATCTGACACGGGCCTGCCTTTGCTGGCAGCAGCAATCTTGGCTATGGCTTCTGGCGTATGTTTACGCTCTTTGTGGGGGTAGCGAAGATTTGCTTCACGAATCCTTTGTTTACGTTCTTCTGGAACAGGTACGCCATAGGTCGGGCTTAACGGACCAGATACTTTTTCACGTATTTTTTGGCGCACACTTTCTGGCATGCGCTTACCAAAATTTGGTGTATCAGCCCCACTTTTCCCACGCATAGGAGCGCCTGCGTACAAAGACCAGTTAAAGCAGTAGTCTTTTCCGGCATGCTCATCAAGATACTTTTGCTCTGCAGCAAACAATGCGGCGGGTTCAGCAACATATTCCAACACCTCAAACAGAAACGCAGTTTCTCCGTATTTGGCCCAGGCCGCCGCCATACGCTTGTTAGGATGCGTACCGTCACGGAGTTGCTTGCGATGCCTTGCCCAGCGCTGGGCCTTGTTGACTGTGCTGCCGATATAGAACTTGTTGTTTGCCGTGCAAGTGATGCGGTAAATGATGCCCATGTGGCCTCCGGTGTTATCAACCGATAGTGTACCACAGAAGAAATAAGAAAGGGGCCGAAGCCCCTTTTGTTAGGTAGGACAAGGACTTAGGTCAAGCCCCAGGACTGCCCCACGCGCCAAGCGGATCGCTCACCCCGAAGCTGTACCTAGCCCTTGCTTTAAACCTAGAGTTGCCCGTGTCAAAATCTTGGTCCATAGAAGTGGTCAAGGGGACACGTTCAAAGTTCTTCAGACCGTTGGGCACGTCAGTCTTGAGGAACCAAGCGTTGGTGTCGGTCAAGAAGTGGTTGACGGTGTAGCCTTCGGGAATACTGCCGTTGTTCTTGATCGCGTTGATGTCGTTATCGGTGGTGCCGACACGCAGCGACGTTTCCAGCAGTCGGGTTGCGACGAACTGGAGTTGCGGGGGAACAATCAGCTTGCGAGGCTTGGCAGCGATCAGCAGACCACGTTCGTCGGTCCAACCAGCGATCTGGATCACAGCCGCTTCGAGGGACGTTTCGTTCAGGTCAGCCGCCGTCGCAGGACGGTTGCTGTTGAAGCCACCAGACACCAGCGGGTGAGCCGTCGAGAACAGGGCTTGGCCGTCACCGTAGGTGAAGGACGCATTGAAGCCGTTGTTCAGGATAGCCGCCGCCTTCACCTGCTTGGTGTACGCCATAGCCCGTGCAAGGGACTTGGTGTACCGCGCAGACAGACTGTCGTACAGGTTGTCTTCCATCGCCTCTTCGGTGATGGAGAAACCCATAGCGATAGTCTCGTGGTTGTAACGAGCGGTCCAGGCTTCTTGCGCGTTGTCATACGCAATGGCTGCACCTTCGTTCTTCACCGGGGCGGCAGAGAAACCAGACAGTTTGGTTTCTTCTTCAAACGAGCGCTCAGAGGTTTCCGTTTCGTAAATCTCTTTGTGCTCTTCGCCGTAGCTCTTGTACTCCAAGCCAAACAAAGCGTTCAAGCCGGGCAGGAGTTCCTTCAGTAGTTGGGCACGTGAAATTGCCATGATTCACTCCTTTAGGCGATGTTGTAACGATGGACGTTGAAGTTGATCTTTGCCAGGACTTCCGGGCTCTGAACCAACGCCAAGTTCGGGCCAGCGATGGTCACGGTCGAAGCCGTCACCGTCAGGGCCGTGCTGCCCGTGGTCGTCACGGTTGCCGCAGCGGTCAGGGTCGAGCCCGTAAACTGCAACTGCCCCGTGGCGGGAACCAACTGGAACACGTCCGTGCCGATGGGCAGGACTTGACCAACAGTCAAACCAGAGACGGTCAACGTGGTAGTACCCGTGCCCGAAACGTAGGTTGCTTGACTGGCAATCTGCGTGTCCGGCACCAGACTCAGGATACGGAATCCTGCGTTGGCCGTCGTTGCAGTAGCGTTCACAACACCCGCCAGACTGTTGCCGGTGGCAGCAGAACCGACGTTCGTCGTACCAGCAGCGTTCACACCCACAACCAGTTGCGACATGGAGCCGATGGTTGTTGCACCAGCAGCAGTCACAACCGCAATGCGGAACACCGTATCCGGGTCATCGCACACAATGGCGCGAATGTCACCGGCCAGCGTGTTGGCGGGGTAGAACTGAGAGAAGCGCTTTTGCTTGGTTACCGGATCGGTAAACGAGCAACCCAAGAACACACCGACCGTGGTATTGGTGGTGTTAATCGGCGCAGTCGCAATCACGGCAAAACCAGCGGTGATGGTCACCGGGTCGCCGCAAAAAATTGACGTGCCGTAGTTGTAGGCAATCGGGTACTCACGGGTAGAACCCGAGAACACCTGACCGCCCAATAGATTTACGGGCTTGTACCCGTAAGGGGCATCAACAAAAGGGTATGCCATTTCTGACTCCTTGAATTACGAACCGCGTCCGAACGAAACCTCAGACTTGCGCTCTCGGAACAGAGGCATACGAGGATCGTTCTCGCGCATGTAATTGTTGTCCACAGACGCCATCTGTCCATCAGCTTGACGCTGGAAGAAAGAATTGCGCTGGTCAACAAACTCTTTTGGTGTTTTGCAAAGCATGAGCCCGCCGATCTGAATGCTGTCCGGGAAGCGGCCCGCGCCGGTTTCCGCAACATACGTCTCAGGGTGATCGCTGGCTTTGACGGGCTCCCAGCCCTCTTGCAGCTTCATGGAAACATTGCGAGGATCGGAGTTCCCGAGGGTACTTACCCGAATCCAACGGAAGGCGTATCCAGGCTCCTCATTCACATGAGGGAGTACATCGGGAACCATCCACTGCTTGGGCCGTTCGGTCTTTGCGCGGGTATCAAGTTCACGGGGGTTACGTTCAGCCATTTTGTTTCCTCATTTCTTCAGCAACCGCACGGGCGTACTGCTCATTGGTCAGTCCCAGCCGCTTGGCGATTTGAACTTGTGATTGCGTCAGCACGATCTTTTTGGGCGCTGTGCTTCGCGTTGCAGGAGCTACCACTGGGGACTTCCTTACCGGCTTCTCAGAGGGGAAAGCATCTGGGAAGATTTGGCGCACCTCTTGATTGATGCGCTGGTAATACTCATCACTGTTGGTATCTACACCACTCTCCACAAGTTCATTATGAACTTCCATCGCCACTGCCGTCATCTTCCGGTTTGTCAAAAACCACGGATTGGCTTCTTGCCACGCACGGGCCTTTTGATCCACCTTGGGTACAGCAGGGCTTGGAGCGGGTTGTACCACAGTTTCTTCAGGCTTTGCAACAGGCTTGAAGTTATTGACACGCTCTGCCTTAATTTTAGCAGCAGTCAATTCTTCCTGAGCCGCCACAAGTGCGTCTGAATCACCCGCTTCATATGCCTGCTTGTATTTGGCCTTGGCCTGTTCTACTTCATTGGCAACAACCTTCTTGGCTTGTTCCAGCAAAGCCTGTTGACCTTGGCC